TCGGCAGTCAGAATGGCGGTGTGGGGGTGGATCTCAGAGGTCATGGTTCTCTCCCTGTTTCGCCTCGCCGAGGTGGCTGGCATTTCATGGGCTGCCTGTGCGGCAGCGAATTTCGGTTCACTCCTCGATCTCGTGGGACACTTCGAGCCACTCGCCAGGGGCGAGGTTTGAGGCCGCGGCCTGGGCGTTGGCAATGTCGTTGTGGTCGATTTCGCTGCGAATCAGGCCATAGACCTCGCAGTATGCGTCAGCGTCGAACACATCGCCGTGCTCGACGTAGAACCGGAAGCCGTAGAAGTCGGGGTCACGGGTCGCGTTCCAGGTCAAACGAATCATGTTGTCGTCTCCTCGTTTCGCCTCGCCGGGGTGGCTGGCATGGGGGTATAGTAGGAATAAATTGCCTAGATGTCAACACCCAAAATGACCGCTCGTCGGGAAATTTGATGTCTGAGACATCAATTCCGGGGCGCCAGCCCAGCCGTCTGCCCGGGCAGCGTAGGTATGCGCCCCGTCAGCCATTCCCGTCCTCCCTCCCATGTCCGGGGTCCGGTGGGGTGGGGGAGTCGTACGGGACGAGTCGGAAGAACTTCCCGCGATAGGGATTGGCGACTGCTCCGTTTGCCATGTGGATGATCAGCATCCGGTAGTTGTCCGGCATGAAGTCCATGCTGCCCTTGGCGACGTCCGCCCCCTCCACGCGCCGCGCCAGCTCGGCGGCTTCGCGGATGGTTTCGGCGGCGTGCCAGCCCGGGCAGGCATTGCGCACCAGCGTCTCCAACCTCTCACTCAGCTTCACGCAGCACCTCCTTCCCGCGCGCCTGGTCGATGTATCCCTGCCGCAGCAGCCTGCTGGCGGTTCGCATGACGAGGGTGACCTCTTCAGGGTCTAGTTTGACGACGCTGGGCTGCGTTTCTGTGAATTGCTCGATGACGATGAACGGGCCGCCGCCCTCGTCGTCCAGGCGGACGATAGTGGTGCTTTCTCCGAAGATCGGCGAATCGCCAGTTCTATGGATCGCGATGGCGTTGATGGTTGTCTGAAATGCAGTCATTCTTCACCTCCATGCGCCAGCGCTGCGCGGGCTTGAGCGACGACGATCCTTGCGTCGTCCAGATCATCGGCCACCTCCCGCAACGCCTCCGCAAGCCGCTCGTTACCACGCCGCAGCACACGCGCATCCTCCCTCGCCGCTTCCAACGCGTCTGCGGCTTCGTTGAGCAAGGCTTCAAAATCGTCAGGCTGCATATCCACGAACACGCACTTGTGCGTCGGGTCGTCCGGCATCCGGTCGCAATCGTCGGCCTCCTCCCACTGCACGGCGCGCAGCCTCTCGATCAAGTCATTCACGGTCAGCCTCCTGTTCGCGCAGCAGGTCGTCAACTTCATGCGCAAGCATGTGCGGCTGGTGGCCAATGGGGACTTCGTTCCTGTACCGCCGCACCGCCTCCGCCAGCCGCTCGGCGCGCAGATGCTCAGCATGCCAATCGGCCACTCGATCTGATGCTTGCTGCTCCCAGCTATCCCGGTCAGTGCGCAACCGCTCCACCTCCGCCCGCAGCGCCTCGATCTCGGCCTGTAGCGGGGCGAGGTTGGCTTCGACGCAGGCGCGGGCGTAGGCGCGTATTGCCAGCCTTATTTCGGACGGCAGCGGCAGCAGTTCAACGTCAGTGGTCATTTCCCATCCCTCCATGCGATCAGTGATTGCGTGAGTTTCGTGATTCCATCTGACATGCCTTCCACGGCCCATGCGACCACGGCAATCGGCAACAGCAGAAGAAACAGCGGGGCGACTGCCCACCAGCGCCAGTTCAGGACGGTACGTTGCAGGCGAACGCTCACGACTTCGGCTCCTGCTGCTCGGCGGCGAGGGCGGCGAGGGTGGCGTCAGCAAGACTCACCGCATCCTGTGCAAGATGCTCCCACTTAGCGTAGTCGCCTGCGCGTAGAGTGTGCATTGCCGCAATGGTGAACAGTTCCAGCTTGGTCATGCCCACGGCCGCGGGCTGCTGGGAGAGGGCTTCCAGCGCTAACGCCTGCTGCAAAATGAAGTCGCGCTTGTAGCCGTAGTGCACCCCATCCCGCATCGCCCGCCGAATGATGGATGCAACAGCGGCGAAGTCCACCCCCGTCGTCGCGCTCGGGCGCGCGGCCTCCCCGCCGCCCCGCGCCTCGGGCTGCTGCGACTGGGCGAGTTCGTCGGGCGGCGTCCAGCCCAGCCGGATCAGGTGTTCGCGGATTGCTCCTTCCTGCTGCGCGGGCGACAGATCGAAGCGCACCGCCGGTGTCATGTTCGGATTGCAGGTGCAAGTTGCGCAGTGGCACCCGTCCCCGGCGTGTGTACCTTTGGCCGCTGCGAGTCTTCGCTCGATCTCGTCAGCGATGTTCGCCAGCTCCGACAGACACAGCCCTCCGTTGTACTCACGAACATCTTCCGGCGTCCGCTGCGGTTTGGGCTGGCACAGGTCGTATGCGGCACGGCAGACGCTGGCAATGTGCCGAAGGAAGTTGGCGTCAAAGACCGCAGCCTCCTCGCTCGGTGCTGCGGGCTGCTGCGCGGCGGTCAACCGCGCCGCCAACTCGTCCCGCTGCGCACGGATGCACCCCGGGCGCTCGCACGAATAGCTGCACGTGTGGATCGTATCGTCGGTCATGCTGGCGTCCTCAGAATGGAATGTCATCGTCGCGGAAGTCATCGGCCTGCGCGCTCTGCCTCTCCTGGCGCTGCTGCGTGCGACGCTCGCCATCACCGCGCCCGCCGAGCATCTGCATCTCGTCGGCGATGATGTCGGTGTAGTAGCGCTTCTGCCCGTCGTCGCCGGTGTGCTCACTGTAGCGGATGCTGCCCTCGACGTACACCTGCGAGCCCTTGCGCAGGTACTCGGCCGCGATCTCGGCAAGCTTGCCGAACAGCTTCACCCGGTGCCAGTCGGTGCGCTCCTGGGTGTTGCCGTCGCGATCCTTGCGCACGCTGGTGGTGGCCAGCCGGATCGTGGTGACGGCCAAGCCGCCCTGGGTGTAGCGGGTTTCCGGATCGTTGCCGAGATTGCCGATCAGGATGACGCGGTTGATGCCACGGGCCATAGTTACGCCGCCCCCTTTCGCGGCAGGTGTTTGATCGCAAATTCGTAATACGCTTCCGCCAGCTCCATGCAGTCGGAGTGCAGCGCCGGATACCGGAACGCCTCCAGCTCGTGCGGGGCGCTCACCGTGTACGTCTTCGGCGAGCCCTCGACCGGGCGGACCTCGAACACGTTCCACCGGAACACGTCCGCGCCGAAAATGTCGAGATAGAACCGCCACTGGCAGCCATCCAGATACCGCTCCGCCGCGAAGTAGGCGGTGGTTTTGTGGTCCTCGATCCGCTTGCCTTCCAGCGCATCCACCTGCCCGGTGACCGTCAGCGGGCCGTACTGCTTGTAGCCGCGCAGCTCGCGGATGCGCGGCAGGTAGATCTCGCCGTCACCCATCAGGAAGGTGTAGCCGTTGGCCTCCAGGCGGTCATACTCGCCCGGCTGCGCCATCTCCAGCGCCTTGTGAAACGCGGTCCCGGCTTCCATTGCCTCGGTCGGCTCGAAGGCCGTGAGGCGCTGCACCAGCGCCTCCGGCTCGTCGTCTGTCAACCGCCACTGACGGAACGCCTCGATGTTGGAGACGCGGGCCAGCATCACGCAGCCTCGTACCGACCGGCATTGCGGTCGTACACGTAACCCTTGGCCTTCGCCGCGTTCGCGAACATCTGCTGCACAGCCTTCGGCTGCGTCTTGATCTCCTCAAGACGGGCGTTGAAATCCTCCGCCGTCTCCAACTGCTCCACCACCTCGCGCCAGTCGTCCAGGCGCTTGGCCGCTTCGCGCTGCTCCTCAGTCTGCCGATTCAGCGCAGCTTTGGTGTCCGCGATGATCGACGCCATGAAATCGGGCGTGATCGGCGTCGGGATCTCGATCAGCCCGAACCCGGCCGGGTTCTTCCCAAACGCCGATTCCGTCGGGTCGAAATTCAGCACGCGCTTGCCGTTGCGGATGTACACGCGACCCATCGCGTCGGCGGACTTGTAGATCTCGTCCTTCGAGCCGCCCTGCACGTCCAGACGGGCAATGACGTTCTCGCCGTCCTGTTTTTCCGTGCCGTGCGCGATCAGGATCACGTCCTTGCCCGAGGCGTTGAGCATCTTCGCCCACGCCACGAACCGGGCCTTGAGACGCCCCCATCCCTGCTGTGACAGCACGCCACCGCGCCCCATCTTGGCGTCCTTTGCGATGATGTCCGCAGCCAGCGCGTCGAGCATCCGGCCCACCGTGTCCACGATCACCGTGTTGTACGGAGCCAGGTCATCCAGCGTCATGCCGTCAACGTCCGCCCACGACGTGACGCGAACGGTGTCCCTGCGGTTGGCCGCGCGGTGCGCGCCCTGGTCGAAATCGAGCAGCAGCGGCTTGTCGGCGGTGAACGCCAGCGTCGTCTTGCCCACGCCGGGGTCGCCGTACAGGCAGACGGTGATACGGTCAACGGTAATCGGGTCGTCAGCGGCGAGAATCTTGAGTGCCATCGTTCGATTCCTCGTGTTGGTTAGAAGCGAATCTCCCGCGCGGGGAGTTGCCAGCCTTCGGGCGCTGGCAGGTCCGGGTCTCTCGGGTCGGTTACGTCTGGAAACTCGTCGTCCATGTTTCGCTCCGCGGGCGGACCGGGGTCGTACTCCATCGAAATCTCCTGCCTGGACTTCCTCCACTTGAATTTGAACATCGCGTTGCCTTGCAGCAGCCCCGCCAGTGCAGCTTTCGCGTACCACGCAGCGAGGCGCTCTTGGTTGGTCGGGGCGTAGGTTGATCGGGTCAGCATGTTTCACCTCGTGCCTTGGCGATGGCGGCGCGGGCGGTCGCAAAACTTGGGTCGAGTTGCTTCCAGCCGTCGCCATCTGCGGCGGCGACAATCTCTGTTAGCGCCTCTAACAACTCCGGCGCGGCGGCGATCAGTCGGGCATCGGCCTCATTGTCAATCGCCCCATAACGCCCTTCGACATCTTCAGTTTTCACTACTGCATCGCCAGACTTGCGTGCATACACTGCGAAACCATATCGGCACTCGTCCACGTCCCACGGCCCCGGCGTGTGCTTCGTTTCCATCTCTCTCTCTCCGTCAGCTATTCGCGCGCAGCCAGAACGCCATGCAGGCGATCAGCACGCACAGCAGGAAGGTGGTGTTCTCGGTCCAGCGGGGGCGGCGACACTGATGAGTGCCCAGACTCCGAACCAGCATACGATCTCGATCATTGCCAGCCGTCGGCGGGCGTTCGGGCAGGTCCCACGGCTGCGGGTACTGCGGCAGCGGCGGGCGCTCGTTCGGGCCGTCCCAGCCGGTCCATGTGCCCAGGTCGATGCCTTCGTTACCGCGCTGGATGTCGCTCATACCTCAACTCCTCTCGCTCGCGTCTGAGTGTCTCGACGATGGCCTGCTCGACTGCGGCCCGGGGGTCTACGGGGACGGTCACCTGCACCTCCCATCCGCACGCTCGGCAGCGGACAGCGCGGCAAGGCACGTGACGAGAAACGCGACGATCAGCAGGGCCTTCATTCTTCACCCCCGTTCAGCGCTTCCACGCGCAGCTTGTTCAGCCTCTCATTCTCGGCAGCCAACGCATCGCGCTCTTCCAGCAGCTCGCGGATGGTGTCGGGGTCGCAGGCGGCGATCAGTTCGTATTTCTTGGATTGAAGGGTCTGCATGCTAGTTTCCTACTTTGTCAATGGCGGCGCGGATGATCAGAAAGGCCGCTTTCACTTCTTCCGCATCGACTGCTCGCGGCACCGCATCGGAGAAGGTCCATTCGCCGTCTTTGTTGTACGCGCCGTCTGGGCTTGCCGGATAGCCAATTGCGGCGATGTGCATTTGAGCCTCGCTCAGCGCATCCAGCAGTGTATCACGCTCCTCAAGCAGCGCCCGGATTGTGTCAGGATCGCAAGCGGCGATCAATTCTGCGGCTGCGGCATTAACGCTCTGCGGGCTGTTCTCCTCTCCGTCGCAACTCAGGATTCCAAATCCACCGTCACCGATCAGTGACCAGGTTTTTCTGCCGTCCTGAGTGTGATACGCGTCGGACCAATACCATTCGCCCGGCGTCGGCCCCATCGCCAGCGCCTTGCGGATTTTCTCGTAGCGGTCAGTCATTGCGTTCCTCCTGTTCCAGCGCGGCGCGGGCCTCCGCAGCATCAGCCTCAGCCTGGATCTCGGCGTCCAGGACGTCCTGCTCCGCCATTTCGTAGAGCTTCACTTCAATCCGCAGGGCGACGGTCGCGGCGAGCCTGTACAGCTCACCAAGCAGATCGGTATCAAACAGTCGCGCAGGTTCGGTGTGGTGCAGCCGGTACAGGGCCAGGTTGACTTCGGCGTAGTGCTCGCTATCGAGTTCTCCGGCAATCCACTGCTCGGCCTCGCGCAGTTTCTCGTCGTTGCCCCGGTACTGCTCGGCCAACTCTGCCGCCAGCTCGGCGCGAGCCTCGGCGGCCTCATCCACGCCACAGTTGCCCTCAAGCCATGTGTCGTATGCGGTGGGCATGCTCAGCTCTCTACCAGCTCGTTCGATGGGCGCATCTTAGCCCCTCCTGGCTCGCCGGAACAATGGGGCTGGTAGAAATCAGCATCCCATGTGTAGAACGATAGAATGGCGCTTCTGGTGGTAGGATGATGGCATGAAAGCGCCACTAATTCCACCCGACTGGCTAAACCTGCACCCCGGCGACATGGTGCATACCACGATGCCCCGGGACCGAATTGAAGCCATACTGAAGCGTATGGAGCCTGACTACGCATTCAGGCTCGAGCCGACCCCGACAGGTCACTTCCTGGTCTGCGAGAAATCGCCCCGGAGGTTGATCTGGGTGAGTGCGGAATGACCGCCCCTGCCGCGAGGGCATCGCGGCGTAACTCAACACCCGAGGAGGCACCAATGGCACGACCGCTCAAGTACCCCCAACTCGCGCAGCTAAAGGCCCCCGGCGACGAGGTGACGTTGCCGGATGATGGAGATGAACTCCTCATGCTCGCGGACGCCCGCGCGAAGGCCCGCTGGTACGCCCGGCACCACAAGTTCCGCGTCGAGATCACGCGCGTCCCCGGCGGCCTGCTCGTCCGCCGCCTGGAGCAGGTCGCCGCAGCCTGAGCTGGACATCGAATCAGGCCGCGCTGGGCGGCCAGTTCCAGAATGCGCTGGTGCGAACTGTGCATGCCGCCATGATGTTGCGATATGTCGGTAGATGTCAATAACTACCGATGATCTTCACCCGCACGCCTAACGCCGGGGTCATGGCCGGCGGACAGCCTGAAGCTCCCAGGTTGGCGGATGCGGGTTCCTGGAGTTGCAGAGGGTTGAACAGTGCGTGATTACGGGAAGGTGCACACCACATTCTGGTCTAGCACCACGATCCGAGGGCTGAGTGAGGACGCCAGGGTGCTAGCGCTGTACCTGTTGACCAGCCCTCATGGGACGATTGCTGGCGTGTTTCGGCTGCCAGATGGGTACGCCTGCGAGGACTTGCAGTGGTCTCCCGAAAGGGTTCGCGAAGGGTTCCGGGAACTGTTCGCTAACGGTTTCGCTAACCGTTGCGAAACCACGAAATGGGTGTGGATCGTCAAGCATTTCGACTGGAACCCGCCGGAGAACCCAAACCAGCGGAAGGCGGCGGCCAAAATTGCCCGGACGATCCCTGACGAATGCGTCTGGAAGCCTGATTTTATGCGGGTTTACGGCGATTCCCTCGGGATCGAATGGAACCAGGACGCAAACCGTTCCGAAACCGTTCCGAAACCGTTCGCTAACCAGAAACAGGAACAGGAACAGGAACAGGAACAGGATAAGAGAAGCGCGCGCAAATCCGCGCGCACTCCCTCCGTCCAGTTTTCGACATGGGTTAGTTCTCTGACGGAGGGCGAGGACGCGATCCCTCCCGATGACCCGGTTTTCCGTTTCGCAGCCGATGCGGGGATCCCGGATGACATGCTGGCGCTGGCCTGGTCGTGGTTTGAGCGGACGTACACCGGGAGCCGGAAGACGAAGCGGTACTCCGACTGGCGGCAGGTGTTCCGCAACGCGGTGCAGGGCAACTGGGGTAAGCTGTGGCGGTTCACGGCTGACGGTCAGTGCGTGCTGACGTCCGAGGGCGAGATGCTCCGGCGAGCGCTGGAGGCCAAGGCGCGGAGGGCCGCGGCATGAGCGCAATTGACACTCGCGCCGAGGTCGAGCGCATGGCGGCGCTGTACGGCCACGATGAGGCCGAGCCGGTCCGCGTCCCGCCGCAGTCCGTGCAGGCCGAGCAGGCGGTGTTGGGCGGCCTGCTACTGGTGCCGGAGGCGTGGCCGGTGGTATGCGACCTGCTGGCGGAGGGGGATTTCTACCGCCGCGACCACCAGCTGATCTGGCGGGCGGTGGAAGCGCTGGCGACGGCGGGGCGTCCGTTCGACGCGGTAACGGTGGGCGAGTGGTTCGAGTCGCAGGGGCTGTCGGAGCACGTGGCGGGGGGCGCCTACTTGATCGAGCTGGCGACCACCACACCGTCGGCGGCGAACATCCGCGCTTACGCCGAGATCGTGGCGGACAAAGCCCGGCTTCGCAGGTTGATCGAGATCGCCACGGAAACGGCGAACGCGGCGTTCGATCCGCAGGGCCGGATGAGCGACGATTTGCTCAACGAGGCCACGCGTCGGCTGTCCGAATTGCAGCCAGCGCAGGCGGGCGGGTTGCGTCGTGTCGCCGACGGGCTGTCGCCGTGGTTTGATCGGTTTTCGTCGCTGTACGAGAGCGGCGACCGGATGACCGGGCTGCCGACGCAGTGGGCTGGCGTCAACGAGGTTACGCATGGGCTACAGCCGGCGACGCTGTATCTGATCGCAGCGCGCCCGAGCATGGGCAAATCGGTCTGGGGGTTGAACCTGGCGACGTTCCTAGCGATGCGCGGGAAGGCGGTCGGGTTTTTCTCGCTGGAGATGTCGATGTCGGATTGCATCGCGCGCGCGGTGTCGTCTCTGACGGACGTTCCTCACGATTGGATCATTGCACCGAACGCGGAAGACGACGATGGCTATACGTCGCGGCTGACGCCGGCCATCGCGGATCTCAAGCGGGCCCCGCTGTACATCGATGACACGCCGTCGCTGACGGTCCGGCAGTTCGAGGCCAGGGCGCGGAGGATGCACGCTAAGCAGCCGCTGGACTGCCTGATCGTGGACCACATTCACGATTTCAAGATCGACCCGAAGCTGGCTCGGTTTGAGTTCGGCGAGATCGTGCAGCGCGGGAAGACGCTGGCGAAAGAGTGGGGCATCCCGGTTGTGATGCTGGCGCAGTTGAACCGAAACGTTGCGGGCAGGACGGACAGGCGGCCGACGCTGGCGGACCTGCGCGAGTCTGGCGAGCTGGAGCAGAAGGGCGACGTGATCGCGTTCTTGCATCGTGAGGACTACTACGACGACACAACGCATCTGCGCGGCGTTGTCGAGCTGCACTTTGCCAAGGGGCGGAACATCCGCGCGGGCGCGCGGGTGCACCTGCGCAATCGATTCGACGTGATGCGCCTGGATGATTGGGAGGGGCCGCTTCCGCAAGCGCCCGAGCCAGTCTCAGAGCGGAGGCCGCGCGGGTTCCGTGCGGGGTTCGCATGATCGCCCGCTGCCACCTTCGCGCACTGGAGCAGGCGGCGAGACTGCCCCGCGATGCGGAGAAATTCCGGGAGCTGCTGGAGTCGTTCCCGGCGGTGTGCCCGCACAACGATTGCAGCGCGCCGAGCTGCCGGGTTGCGGTTGCGGACCTTTTGCGGCAGGCTTGGATTCAGAAGGGGAGGAAGTAATGCGAGTGGAAGTGATCGGAAATGCCACGCTGTATCTGGGCGACTGCCGCGACATTCTGCCCACGCTTCCGAAGGTGGATGCGGTGATTACGGACCCGCCGTATGGGATATCCGCCAACAAGATGACGCTCGGCAAAGGGAAGAAGGGCTTCTATCGAGGCGGCGCATGGGATGAAGAGCGGCCGGATATCGCCTGGATACCTGGCTGCGCGCGCTGGTTCTGCGTGTGGGGTGGTAACTACTTCGCCGACGTGTTGCCACCCACCAACGACATCCTTGTCTGGCACAAGCTGAACGACGGCCGCTCGTTTTCAGAGTGTGAGTTCGCATGGACAAACGCAGGGAAGCAGGCCCGCATCCGTCAGCACCATTGGTCTGGCGAGGAAAAGAGCCACCCGACTCAGAAGCCATTGGCGGTCATGGAGTGGTCCCTCGGTTTCTTCCCCGAGGCGCAGTCCGTTCTTGACCCATTTATGGGCAGCGGCACCACGGGGGTTGCCTGCATGAACCTTGGCCGCCAGTTCATCGGCATCGAGATCGAACCCAAGTACTTCGACATCGCCTGCCGTCGCATCGAGGACGCACAGCGTCAGGGGAGGTTGATCGAATGACTGAGCCCTGGCAGGAAATGCTGAGCGACGAACAGCGCCGGCTGTTCAACGCGGCGTGCGGCGACCTGTCGCGTTGCATGACGTGGCACGGGTTCCGGCTGAGCAAAGACGATTGGAGGCACTTCATCTCCGGCACGATTCTGGGCTGGCGGCTGCTGCCGGGGATCGACCGGGGCGAGGGCGCGCCGGGCTTCGTGATGCTGGGCGGGTCGAGCCTCGACTTGACGAAGGCCCAATGCACGGAGGCGATCACGCTGGCGTTTGCGATCGGCGACCAGCCTTGGGAATACGACCCGACGCAGACGAAGCCTGTGCGCTGGAGCGACGTAGTGCTGTTGGCGCGCGGAATCAATCCGCGAGAGGAGGCCGCATGAGAACGAAAAACGCCAAGGCAATCACCCGCGCCGAGGCTGCCCACATGGCGCGTGTGAAGGAATCGGGCTGTGCGGTGTGCGGTGCGGGCGGGATCGTGGAGGCACACCACATCAAACAGGGCCGGCACTTCACGACGATCGGTTTGTGCCCGGACTGTCATCGGGGGCCGATGGGGATTCACGGCGACCGGACCATGTGGAAGATTCACAAGATGGACGAGATCGACGCGCTGAATGAGACGTTGAGGAGGGTGCTGGGATGAAGCAATGCACGCGCTGCGGACAGAGCAAGCCGCTCGACATGTTCAGTCCGTACAAGAATTCGAAGGACGGCCGGCACTCGCACTGCAAAGCGTGCCGTAGCGAGTACGCGAACGCCCGCAAGAAGCGGGATCGGAAATTCCCGAACCGGGTGAAGGCCCCGAACCGTGACGAGATTTGGCCCAGGCCGCTGACTGAGCAGCTGCTGGACCTGAAGGCGCGCAACTGGCGCTATCCCGTGAGCGCGGGGCAACTGGTGTGGAGGATCTGATGGGGGGTACATACTCGCGCGACAATGGCAAGCGTGGCAAGCTGAGGCGGTGGACGGTGCCGGAGATCCGGTCTCTTGGCGGCGGATGCGCTTTGCAGGTGGCGGCCCGGCTCGGGCGCAGTCCGCGCGCTGTTCAGGACAAGGCGCGATCCATCGGCGTTGAGCCTCCCAGGATGCCGCACGCCTGCTACTGGCCTAAGGCTACGAAGGCTCGGGCGCTGGCGATGCGGTCAGAGGGGCGCTCGCTGGCGAGTATCAGCAGGGCGACGGGGGTGCCGGTGGGGACTTTGCGGCATTGGGTTTACGGTGAACGTAACAGGGGGAGGTCATGAGCGGGGCGTACTCTCGCAACAAGGGGGCGCGTGCCGAGCGCGAGCTGTGCGGACTGCTCCGCGAGTATCTCGGGGTCGAGGCTACGCGGAACCTGAAGCAGTACCAGAAGGCGCAGCACGGAGACGTGGAGCAGCTCATCGGGCCGTATCTGCTGGAGATCAAGAACCAGGCGAGGCTTTCGCTTGGCGCATGGTGGGATCAGGCGAGGCGTGCGGCGGGTGCGCGTGGTGACTGCCTGCCGTGCGTGGCGTACCGGCTGCCGAATCGCGGGCTGTATGACCGCTGGCGGTTCGTGGTGCCGGACGAGCGGAATCCTCGCCACGAGTGGGAACTGGATTACAGGTACACGGCGGACCTTGGTCTGGAGGCGTTCGCTGTGCGGGTGCGGGAACATATCGGGGGCTGACATGGCTTTCACTGAGCAGACCGTCAAAGAGATCGTGCGCAATGCGGAGTGTGACGGCGCCCCCCCGTCCATTGCGATGCGGCTGGAGGCTGACCTGTTCGAGGTGCTACACGCCCACCGCAGGCGTATGGATCGCATCAACCGGCACAATGAGGTGCTTGGCATCGTGGCGAAAGCGCACTACAACGTGACCCGTGCTGCGGAGATGCTCGGTGTGTCGCGCGAGGCGATCTACAAGCACCTGAGAAAGTCAACCGAAGTGCATAGCGGAGTTGACACAGAAGACGCTTAGATGGGAGCAACGTAGAACCGCGAGGACGCGGAATGCTTCCCACCGATAGCGACGAGCGCAAGACCTACCCGCTGTACTCAGGACTCTTCGCCTATTTCCCGGCTGCGCTGGCGGCAATCGCCCATCACAGCTACGTCAACAACGAGAAGCACAACCCCGGCGAGCCGCTTCACTGGAACCGCGCAAAGTCCGCCGACGAGGCGGACGCACTGCTGCGGCACCTGATGGAAGGGGACTACGTGGGCATGGCGTGGCGAGCGCTGGCCCTGCTCCAGAAGCACCTGGAGGCCGAGGGCGCGCCGCTGGCACCGGGCGCGGTGGCACCTGAGCGCACCGTCGAGTTTGAGGCCGATCCGGTGTTGCAGGAGCTGCTCGCGCGTGCGGACGAGGATGCGCCGGTGGAACATCTGAAGGCCGGTGAAGCGTACCTGTCGGACT